GCCGCTGCGAAGGCGATCGCCGACGACTACCGCGCCGCCCTCAGCGAAGGCCGCCTGGGAAACTGAGGGCCGTCGCTCATGCGATGTATGAGCGACCCGCGACTGACGCTGAGCTAGATGCCTTCGGCTTCTCTGCAAGCGATTACGAGCACGAGCAGGTAGAGGTTTGGCCGGAAAACTGGCAGGCCTTCGACTTGTTTCGTGCCCTGTCGACTCAGTGGCGCGTCGGTATGGCGGGTCCTACGGGGCTCGACTACAACACCCTGTTTCACAAGATGGACCGGATGCGCCTTGAGCCCGACGAGTACGACGAGCTCGAGGCGGATATCCGGACGATGGAATTCGCCGCTCTGGGAGCGATGAACACGAAGGAATGACATGACCGAAGAGCGCCGCGTACAGCTTGTTGCCGAGGTAGACACTACCCGCACCCGTGCTGGATTCCAGGAAATCGGGCAGCAGGCCGGCCAAATGGCGCAGCAGGTCACCCAGGCCGGCGAGCGTGCCGAACGGGCGGTTTCGGGCGTTGGCTCGGGCGCCGCTACGTCTGCGCGCAACGTAGATGCGGCGAGCCGCGGCATCATCAGCTCCATCCAGCGCACGACCGTCGCTATGGAGGCTGGCGGTCGTGCGACTTCGCAGTATTACGAGCTGCTGGCCCGCCAGCGTGGCATCGACCCCTCGACGCTGTCGCCGTACCTGAACGCGCTGCGCAATGTGGAGCAGGCGCAGACGCGGACCGGAGCGTCGACCGCCCAGGTTGCGAACGCCATGCGCATGGTGCCAGCCCAGTTGTCTGATATCGCCGTCCAGCTCGCGGGCGGCCAATCGCCGTTCATGGTGCTGATGCAGCAGGGCTCGCAGCTGCGCGACTCGTTCGGCAGCATCCCGGCGACTCTCCGCGGCGTCGGCCAATCGCTGCTTGGCCTCGTCAATCCGTACACTGTCGCCGCTGCGGCCGCCGGTGCGCTCGCCTACGCATATAACGAGGGTTCGAAAGAGGCCGACGGCTATAACCGCGCGATCATCATGTCTGGCAATGCTGCCGGCGTGAGCACGAACCAGCTAGCGAACTACGCCGCGCAGATCAGCAAGACCGTGGGCACCCAAGCCCAAGCCGCCCAGGCGCTCGCCGCATTGACCAGCACCGGTGAAGTCGGTGCTGAAAACCTTCAGCGCTTCGGTACCGTTGCCGTCCAGGTGCAGAAGTACGTCGGCCGCAGCATCGACGAGACCGTCAAGGATTTTGCCGAGCTCGGCAAGTCGCCCGTCGAAGCCAGCCTGAAGCTGAGCGAGTCGTATCACTACCTGACCGCTGCGACCTATGAGCAGGTCAAAGCGCTCCAAGACCAGGGCAAGACGGAAGAGGCAGCCGAGGTCGCTCAGAAGGCCTACGCTGATGCGTTCGCCGATCGCGCGGCGAAGATGAAAGATAGCCTCGGGAGCATTGAGCGCGCCTGGATGGGCGCAAAAGACAGTGCTGCCCAAGCATGGGACATGTTCCTCGGTGTGGGCCGTAAAAAGAGCTCGGCCCAGGCATTGGCCGAAATCCAGGCCCAGATCGCGCTGGCGAAAGCCCCGCCAATTACTCAGGGCGGTGACCGTGGCGATAACGCCGCGATGCGCCAAGCCGCTGCAGCATCGAACCTGCCCGAGCTGCTTCGCAAGGAAAAGGAAGCGCAATACCAGGTCGACAAAGAGGCCTGGGAGGCTCAACAAGCCGGCATCACCGAGCAGCTTAGAAAGGCTAGTCTCGAGTGGGACAAGGTCATGGAAGGCACCATGTCCAAGGCCGACCGGCTGAAGCTCGCGCTGAAGAAGGTGCAAGAGCAGGGCGAGGCAGCGGGCGCTTCGGACAAGGCGATCCAAACAGCCAAGAACAAGGTGGTGCAGGAATACGCATCGCTGGACAATCCGGCCCTGGCAGCACTTGAGGGTGAAAGCCGTCGCCAGAAGGAGATCCTTGCCGGGCAGCTGAGCGACCTGGATAGCAACTACAAGCAGCGAATCGTCTCGGAATCTCAATACATCGAGCAGAAGCGCGATCTCCAGCTTCAGGAAAATAAGCTCGAGATCGACCTGGCGACGAAGCGCGCCCAGATCGACAAGAGCAAGGAAGACCAGTCAGCCTACAAGAAGGACCTGGCTGACCTGGCAGTGCTTGCTCAGCAGCGGCTGAACATTGCCAATGGTGCTACGGCTGCAATGGCAAATGCGGATGCAGCTCGCAAGACGGCGCTCGATAATCTGGTGGTCGGCTGGGACCGTGCTATCGCTGCCGAAACTGACGCAGTTCAGCAGGAAGTGAGTCTCTTCGGCCAGTCCGATCAAGCTCGCGCCATCGCGATTGCCCAGATCAAGCTAGAAACCGATGCACGCAAGTTCGTCGCGGACCAAGCGAAAGACGGCCACGCCCTTAGTGCGCAAGAGATCGCGGACCTCAACGCCAAGACTGAGGCGCGTAAGCGCGACTTGGCAGCAGCTTTGAACCAGAAGGCGGCGATCGAGGGTGCGCGACGGCTCCTAGAGGAGAACCGTCGGTTTTCGGCCGAATATATCGCTGACGCCGAGGTGCGTTCGCGTCGCCTGCTTGAGATCGACGCAAGCCAATGGCGAGAACTGATCGCAAATACCAAAGAGGGCTCGGAGGAGCGAAAGCTCCTCATGGCTCAGTTTGACCAGTGGTACGCCAACCGCCAGATGCAGCCTGTCTTGGACCGCTGGAAGGGCGTGATCGACAACCTGGACCAAAACTTCCAGGAGGGTTTCCGCGACATGCTAGTCGGCGGTCAGAATGTCTGGTCGTCGTTCACGAAGTCGATCGGCAACACGCTCAAGCAGTCTTTGGCGGAGGCGCTGTACCAAACCTTCATCAAGAAGTACGTCGTGCAGATCGTTGCGGGCTTCGCCGGCGCGATCTCTGGGCCAGCAGTCGCGGGTGCGCTGACTGGTAGCGCGCCAGCGCTGGGTGGCGTTTCGGCTGGGCCAATAGGCTTAGCTCAAACCGCATCCGGCTTGTACAGCGCGGTTACCGGCGGCATGACGCTGGGCGGCGGCCTCGGATCGGGCTTTATGGGTAGCCTCGCTGGCGGCCTGAATGGTGCTGGCGTGGGCTCCGGACTCACGTCGTCGATTGGCCTCGAAATTGGTAACAGCATCGCGAGCGTGGTAGGACCGTCTGTTGCTGGCGCCCTGTCGACTGGCCTCGGGGCTGTCGCCACCGCGTTGCCATGGGTGGGGGCCGCAGTCGCAGCCTTCAGTATTGGCAAAGCGGCGTTTGGCCACGGCGATACTGAGGTGGCAGGGCAGGGCATCCGCGGGACGGTTTCTGCATCGGGCTTAACCGGTACCGGCTATCAAAATCTGCATCAGGATGGTGGCTGGTTCAGTAGCGACCGGAATTGGGAAAAGACCACCGCATTTAGCGATGCGATGACCAAGCAGTTCACCCAAGGCCTTGCGTCCTTGGAAACTGCCGCAGCCGGCTTTGCAGCGTCGTTGGGCGTGCAGGCCGACTGGATCAAGGACTACTCCAAGACCTTCGACCTGAAGCTCACCGGCGATCAGGCGAAGGACCAGCAGATCATCACCGATTTCTTCCAAGGGATCGGCGACGAGATCGCGGGCAAGCTCATTCCGAACCTGAGCGACTTCAACAAGTCGGGCGAGACTCTGTCGGCAACGCTGCAGCGCCTGGCCGGCGACTTCCAGGGTACAGACAAGGTCGCGCAACTCTTGGGCTTCTCTGCCAGCTCCCTGTTCGGCTCGACCGGCCTGGAGTCGGCAAAGGCTCGTGAGCAGTTGATCGGCCTCGCCGGCGGCCTTTCGGCGCTGTCGTCCCAAGCGGCGTTCTTCAATCAGAACTTCCTGACGGACGCCGAGCGTATCAAGCCCGTTGCCGAGGCGCTCGATAAGGCGCTGGCTAGCCTGGGGCTTAGCTCGATCCCCACAACGCGGGACCAGTTCAAGGCTCTGGTCGACGATCTGATCACGTCGGGCGCAGCTGCAACGGAGTCGGGCGCTAAGCAGTTGGATTCGTTGCTGGCCCTTGGCGAGGCGTTCGCACAGGTTCATCCGGACGATGCAGCCGAGAAGGCGCAGAAGGCCGCAGCCATCCTGCAAGAGCGCCAAGGCCTGCAAGACCAACTCGACGAACTCACGATGTCGTCGGTGCAGTTGCTAGGCAAGCAGCGCGCTGCGCTCGACGAAAGTAACCGCGCTCTGTTCGACCAGGTGCAGGCTGTGAAATCTCAGGCTGCCGCACTGCAGGCTGTGAAGGATCAGGCAAGCACAATGCTGGCCGGCGTCGGCGACATGTATTCGGTCTTGCAAAAGGTCGTGTCGCGAGAGAAGTCGGCGATCCAGACGAGCGTTGACACGCATACCGCGGCCTTCAACAAACTGCAGAGCTTGTCGCAGGCGCTTCACAGCACGCTCGATAGCCTTCAATCGCCCGAACAGAAGCTGTTCGCGCGGTCGATGGCGCAGGCCGAAATCCGGTCTGACCTGGCAATCACTAAAGCAGGCGGCACGCTGTCGGATGCGCAAGTTGAGTCGCTGAA